CAAATACTTTAAGAGGTACAAAAGCAGTATTAGTAACATCACCATCAGGTACTTTTACAGTTGATGAAGAAATCAATCAAGCAACAACAGGTGCTGTTGGTAAAGTTGTAGAATGGGATAGTTCAAATAATATTTTATACTATGTACAAACAAGATTTAACGATCACGGTGTAGATAGTAACGGTGATTTAACAGCGTTTTCTGGTACTAACACAATCACAGGACAAAGTTCAGGTGTAACAGCAACACCATCAAGTTCAACAACAACAGTTGATAGTGTATCTTTTACATCAGGATATGCAAGTCCAGAAATTGATGCTGATACTGGCGATGTGATTTATATTGAAAATAGATCGCCTATAACAAGAGCTTCAGATCAAACTGAAAACGTTAAACTTATTATTGAGTTTTAACATACATAAGGATAGAAATGGCCACAAAAACTGATTTTAATATTAGTCCATATTTTGATGATTATTTAGAGTCAAAAAGATTTCATAAAGTTTTATTTCGTCCAGGGTTTGCTGTTCAAGCAAGAGAATTAACTCAAATACAATCTATACTTCAAAATCAAATTAAAAGATTTGGAGATCACATATTTAAAGATGGCGCTCAAGTTATTCCTGGTGAAATACAATATATAAACACTTATCATTTCGTTAAACTTTCAACATTTTCAACTTCAAATGTATCTGATTTAATTGGTACAATTTTTACAGGTGACACGAATGGTGTAGTTGCTGAAGTTATAAATGCAACTGCTGCTACTGATACAGAAGCCGCAACAATATTTGTCAACTATACAAAAACAGCAAGTACAGGTGCTAGTGCTGGAGTTATTAATAGATTTGTTAGTACAGAAACTTTAACAGGAGATGGTGGTGAAACTGCTACAGTAGGTACAGATGGCGTTGTATTACCTATTGACTCAAATGCCGTAGGAACAGGATCTGCTGTGAGAGTAGAAGCTGGAATTTATTATGTAAATGGATTCTTTGTACAAAATGAAGCACAAACATTAATATTAGAACCTTATTTCGTAAACCCTAGTTTTAAAGTCGGATTTACAATTACCGAAAGTTTGATTACGCCTTCAGATGATGCAACATTAAACGATAACGCTCAAGGTTCTTCAAATGTAAATGCACCTGGTGCTCATAGATTTAAAATTACATTAACACTTACTAAAAAAGAATTAACTTCTACTGAAGATGATGATTTTATAGAATTATTAAGAGTTGATAATGGTAATTTAATTACAAAAGTTATTAAAACAGATTATAGTTTAATTGCTGACACACTTGCTCGTAGAACTTTTGATGAATCAGGAAACTATGTTGTAAGAAATTTTGACATTGATGTAAGAGAACATCATTTTGACTCAACTATATCTCAATATGAAAGAGGTATTTATAGACCAGATACAACAAGAGTAGGAACAGCATTAAATCCACTTTATGAATTTGATTTAACTGCTGATGAATCTAAAGCAAGATTAGCCATTGGTTTAGGAGCAGGTAAAGCATATGTACAAGGATACGAACTAGAAACTATTGCTACAAAATATGTTACTATAGATAAATCCAGAGATTTTAAAACAGTAAACAATTCTACAACTGGACTAGCGTTAGGTAATTTTGTAGAAGTTTCAAACATTTATGGATCGCCAGATGTAGATACTGTGTCAGGAGATACAGAAGCTTATAAAGAAGTATCTTTATATAAAGAAGCAACTTCTTCACGTGGTTCAGCAAATAGTGGTGTAGGAACTGATATACATCAAATTGGTGTAGCACATCCTAGATTTTTTGAATATAATTCAGGTACGGTTGGTGCGTCATCTTCCAATACTACATCAAATTATAAATTAGGTTTATTCAATGTAACAGCATTTACACATTTAAGAACAAAATTAGCACATTCACTCACAACAGGTGAAACTATAACAAATGAATCAGGTGCAAGTGGTATCGTAGAAGCCGCTTCAACTTCAGTTACAGCTGCTATTTCAAATATGGTGTCATCATCACCAAACACATTAACAGTTACTACAAGTTTAGCTCATAATTTATCAACAGGACAAAATATCACTTTTGACAGCGTTGGTGGTATGACTGAAGTAAATGGTAATACATACGAGATTACTGTTACAGGTGCTAGTGAATTTACAATTAATGTTGATGCTTCTGGATTTGGTGCTTACACTTCAGGTGGAACAGCACAAAATGGTATTGTAGTTATATCAAATAAAAGTGGAACTTTTTCTGCTGGTGATACAATTACAGGTGCTACTTCAAGTAATACAGCAGTCATAACTACGGATACAAACTATTTTAAATCTGTTGTTGAATATGATTTTAAAAATGTTAAACAAATTTATCAAGCTAACACGCCACCATTTACAGCGGATACTGTATTAACAAGTAACGCAACATCTTCAACTGACGATTCACAATATACATTAACTGGAACTATTAGTGTAGCAAATAGTAGTGCTGATGTTATTGGTCAAGGAACAAAATTTACAACAGAATTAATTAATGGAGATACAATCGTATTTACTGATAATACTGGAGAAGAATTGACTGCTACTGTATTAGCAATTGTAAGTGATACAAGTTTGACATTATCTGCCGCTGTAGGTAGTTCTGATGTTACAACAGCCTCACCAGTTGAAAGAAGAAGAACAAAATTACAAGAAACAACAAACAATACTTTAGTTTATAAATTACCAGAAAAAGTTATTAAAACTTTAAAAACTGCTACAAACAACGGATTAACTGACACATCATTTACTGTTAGAAGACAATTTGTTACGACTCTAACAGGTGATGGTATTGGTATTTTTAACGCAGGTTCAAATGAAACTTTTGCTTCGTTATCTTCAGGAGATTATGCGTTAATGCATATTACTGCTGGTTCATCATCAGGTGAAGTTGGTGAAATAACTTCTTTATCAGGAAATAACCACGAAGGTGATACAATATTTTCATTATCAGTTGACAATGACCAATTAACTATTGACCTGGGTGCAAACTATGGTAACTCAGAAGTTAAATTTACAGCAACAATAGTTAGAAATGTTGCAGGAGAAAAATCTAAAACTTTAGTTTCAGGTGCTACAACAAGTATTACTACAGAAGCAACAGCAACAAATTCAATAATATCTTTAGGCAAGGCTGACATTTATCAATTAAATTCTGTTTATATGTCGCCTGATTTTGCAACTGCTGCTACTACTTCACATACAGATATTACAGATAGATTTGATTTAGATAATGGTCAAAGAGATAACTTTTATGATTTAGGAAGAATAAAATTAAAATCAGGTGCTCAAGTACCTACAGGCCAGTTACTTATAAATTTTGATTATTTTACACACGGCGCTGGAGATTACTTTAGTGTAGATAGTTATGCAATTGATTATGCAAATATTCCTACATTTAAATCTGAAAATAAAGAAGAAATATTAGAGTTAAGAGAATGTATTGATTTTAGACCAAGAGTTGCAGATGATAGTAACGTCATAGGATACAATGATAAAGATGCAACAGGTGCTAAAAATTTTATTAGTACGAATGCTGTTTCAGTAGATATTCCAAAACCTGGATCAAATTTTAGAGCAGATTTTGAATTTTATCTCTCTCGTATAGATGCAATCTATATGACAACAAGTGGGCAGTTTAAACAAGCAAGAGGTGCTTCAGCAGTTGATCCTCAAAGACCTGATACAATTGATAATTCTATTATTCTATGTTATTTGAGATTACCTGCATATACTTTTAGTACAAGTGATGTTACAGTTATTCCTGTAGATAATAGAAGATATACAATGAGAGATATTGGTAAGTTAGAAAGTAGAATTAAAAATTTAGAGTATTATACAAGTTTATCTTTATTAGAACAAGAAACATTAAATTTAGAAATACAAGACGCTAATGGTTTCAACAGATTTAAAAATGGATTTTTAGTAGATACTTTTAAAGGTCATAATGTAGGAGATACTACAAATTCAGATTATCAATGTTCAATGGATTTAGAAAATGGTGTTGTAAGACCAAGATGTTTTACAGATCAAGTTTCTTTGATAGAAACAGCAACGAATGATACGGCTAGAACAACTGCAGGTTATAAAAAAACAGGTGACCTAATTACTTTACCTTATACAGAAGTAGAATTAGTTTCTAATTTAAGTGCTACAACAACAGTAAATGTAAATCCGTTTAATGTTTTTACATATGTTGGAAATATGAAATTAACACCTGAATTTGATGAGTGGAAAGATACAAAAACAGCACCAGACTTAGTTGTAAACAATGATTTACTTTATAATAGTATCAAAGATATTCCAAATCCATCTCACCGAACAGGAACAGTATGGAATGAATGGCAAAATAACTGGACAGGAACATTTATAGAAAAAACAACAAGTGGTAATCAAACAACTGTTAAAGAAGGAAGAACAGGTAATTCTACACGTTCTGGATTAAAAAGAGAATTATCATCACAAGTGGTTCAACAATCATTTGGAGAAAGACTTGTTGATTTATCTTATGTGCCTTATATTAGGTCTAAAACAATTTCATTTACAGTAACAGGATTAAAACCTTTATCTAAACACTATGCTTATTTTGAAGAAGTAAATGTAGATCAATATGTTACAAATACTGAAGGAACGCTTGGTGGACAATTGACATCTGATGCTACTGGTTCTCTATCAGGAACATTTGCTATTCCTGATCCGTCTGTAAGTGGTAATCCAAAATGGAGATGTGGAGAAAGAGTATTTAAGATTACTGATTCACAATCAAACTTTAGAACAAGTAGAAATAATGAATCATTTGCTTCTTCAAAATATAGAGCACAAGGATTGTTAGTAACAGAACAAGAAACAGTTTATGCAACTCGTGTTCCAGATGTTATAGAAACAAAACTATTAGAAGAAAACTCTGTAAGAGAAGTTACTTCATCAACAACTTATTCTTCAGGTGGTTCATCTTCTGGTTCAAATAGAGGAACAGATAATAATGATAGTGGTGGATGGGAAGATAGAGATAGAGATGGTATTCCTGATAAGAGAGACCCAGATGATAACGATCCAAATGTTAGAACTTATTCAGATTTAAAAGAAAGAAATAAGGAAAGAAGAACAACAGCAGCAGCACAAGAACCAAATACTGGAATGGGTAGTTGTTTTATTGCAGGAACTAAAGTTTTAATGGCTGATGGTACATTGAAAAATATTGAAGATGTTAAAGTTGGAGATAAGGTAAAAGGATATAAAGGTGATAATATAGTTACTAGATTAGATCCTACTTTACTAGCAGACAGAAAATTATACTCATTTAATGATAATGAACATTACTTCTTTACTTCTGAACACCCATTTATGACAGAAGAAGGTTGGAAATCTATTAAACCAGAAAAAACAAAAGAAAGAGATGGTGTTGAACTTTACAAACAATTAAAAGGTGAACTAAAAGTTGGTGATAAACTAATAACACAAAATGACCCAATTGAAATTACTAGTATTAATTCAAAAGTAGTCAACAATCCTCAATTGCCTTTATATAACTTTAATGTTTCAAATGACAATTCATACATCGCTGACGGATATGTAGTACACAACAAAGGTTGTTTTATTAAGGGTACTTTAATTAAAATGGCTGATGGAACTACTAAACCAGTAGAACAAATTGATATTGGAGATGTAGTTGCTGTTGGTGGATTTGTGTTTGCAACTGGTAAATTCTTAATTGACAATTTATATGAATATAAAGGAATAAAAGTTTCTGGTAGTCATATGGTACAAGAAGATGGACAATGGACACGTGTTGCTGATAGTAAGTATGCTGTTTCACTTGGTAATGATGACCATATTGTTTATGTATTTGGTTCCGAAAATAGAAGAATTTTAATAGATGATGTTTTATTTACAGATTACTTTGAATTAACAGAACAAGAAAAATTATTAGAAAAAGGTGACAACTACTTTGAAAATTGGAAAGAAGAAGCTTCTAAAATTGCTGAACTAGAAGATAAAAGAAGTGTTGAAATTATGAATCAAAAATATGGAGAATAAATGAATAGTAGAATTTGGAATTTAGAAAAAGATTATGATATATTAGTTAAATGGTGGAATCAACACGATTTTGATTTACCAGTACCAAAAGATGTACTGCCACCTTTGGGGATTATGATAGAAGAAAATAATGTATCTATATGTGCTGCTGGATTATATGAAGACTATAAAAGAACAAAGTTTGGTTTTATGTTTGGTCTTTTTACAAATCCAGAAATAGGAAAAATTAAATTATATAAAGCAATGAATAATTGTTTGCAAGAAATACACAAACTTGCAAAAGTAAAAGAACTTGGACTTGTTTATACAATAACAGGTGAAAATGCTTTATTTAAATTATATGAAAAAAATAATATGACTT